AATGGTTCAAGAACATATATGTACATGGCATTTGCCGAGTCACCTTTTGTAAATTCTAATAATAAAGTACCGACCAACGCGAGATGATTGATGCTACAGAAGATACAATTCTTACCTGGATTTAATAAACAAGTCACAGCCACAGGTGCGGAAGGCCAGTGGATTGATGGCGATAATGTAAGATTTAGATACAACACACCAGAAAAGATTGGTGGTTGGGCTCAACTTGGAGAAAATAAACTTACAGGTGCGGTTAGAAAAACACATCACATTGTTAATAAGTCAGGCAGTAAATTTTCTATTCTAGGCACGAACAGAATTTTATATGCATTTAATGGAGGTATCTTTTATGATATTCATCCGATTAAATCGACAAACACTTTATCAAACGCTTTCACAACCACAAACGGATCAACCTCTGTTACCATTACATTTTCTACTTCGCATAACATTGATGTAAATGACATTGTCCTGTTAGATAATTTTTCTACCATCACTAATTCTAATTACAGTGCATCTGATTTTGATGATAAAAAATTTATGGTGACTTCTGTGCCAACAACAACCACTATAACAGTTACCATGCCAAGTGCAGAAACAGGTTCAGGTGCAACGGCATCTGGTGGTATTCGAGTTAGACATTATTATTCTGTGGGTCCAGCACAACAAACTCCTGCCTTAGGCTGGAGTCTAGGGACTTGGGGTGGTGAAGTTTTAGGTAATGTACAAACGACTTTAGTGAGCACTATCAATGACTCACAAACAACAGGTATACAATTAGCAGACTCATCTCAGTTTCCAACATCAGGTACAAACTTTATACAAATTGGAACGGAAGAAATATCTTACACAGGAATTACTTCAGACGTCTTAACAGGTGTTACAAGAGAAGTAAGAAACACAACTGCAGCAGCGCACTCAGCAAGTGCAACGATTGAAAATACTTCTGACTTTGTTGCTTGGGGTGAAGCGGCAAGTGGTGACCAAGTTACGGATCCTGGCTTATGGTCGATTGATAATTTTGGAGATAAGATTATTGCACTTATTCATAATGGTGAAGTTTTTGAATGGGATTCAAATGCAGCGAATGCAGTTAGTAATCGAGCAACGATTATAACAGGAGCGCCAACTGCTTCACGTGACATGGTCGTTTCAACACCGGATAGACACTTAGTTTTCTTTGGAACCGAAACAACCATTGGAGATAAGACGACTCAAGATGAAATGTTTATTAGATTCTCGTCTCAAGAAGATATTAACACTTACACCCCAACGGCAACCAATACAGCAGGCACACAAAGATTAGCTGATGGATCTAGAATCATTGGAGCCGTTCGTGGTCGAAATGCAATTTATGTTTGGACAGATACCGCACTATTTACGATGCGTTTTATTGGGCCACCGTTTACATTTGGTTTTGAACAAGTTGGAACAAACTGTGGTTTGATTGGTCAGAATGCAGCAATCGAAGTTGATGGTACGGCTTACTGGATGTCAGAAAATGGATTCTTTAAATACGCTGGTAATTTAGAAACGATGGTTTGTTTAGTTGAAGATTTTATTTATGATAATTTAAATACAACAGCAGCTCAACTCATTAACGTTGGACTTAATAATTTGTTTGGGGAAATTACCTGGTTCTATTGTACAGCAACATCAAATGTTATTAATCGAATGGTAACTTATAATTATCTAGACTCGTCACCACAAAGACCGGTGTGGACGACAGGAACACTTGCAAGAACAACTTGGGTTGATTCTTCTGTATTTGGTTTACCTCATGCAACCGAATACAGTATTTCGGTTGACGGTTCTTTTGATGTTGTTGGAAATACAGATGGTTCGACGGTTTACTATGAACATGAAAAAGGTACAGATGATGTTACCACCACTGCGATTACAGCGATTGCTGCAAATATACAATCAGGAGACTATGATATTAACGGTGAGAGTTTAGGGGGCGATGGAGAAGTGATTATGAAAATTAGAAGATTTGTTCCAGACTTTGTTTCACAAACAGGCAATACACAAATAACATTAAATTTAAGAAACTACTCAAACAACTCACAAGCTAGTTCACCTTTAGGTCCTTTTACAATTACATCAAGTACCTCAAAAGTTGATACTCGTGCAAGAGCAAGAGCAGTATCGTTAAAAGTAGAAAACACAAGTGCAGGTCAAGACTGGAAGCTAGGAACTTTTAGATTAGATTTACAACAAGACGGAAGAAGATAATGGCAAAAATTGTACAAGTTTTAACAAGACCCGGAAAAGAATACCGACAAGTTGTTGCTGACTCACAAGTTAGAGATCTTGATGCGGTAATACAAAAACTTAACACAACGTTTCAACAAGAGTTAAAGGATGAAGTAGTCGCACAAAACTTCTTTTTAAATTAATGTCTAATAGTTTCGTAAATGCAAAAGTCGATTTAACCACAACAGATAACACGACGTTATACACAACACCGTCTGCAAATGTTGCTTTAGTTAAATCTCTACTTGTGGCTAATGACTCAGGATCTAGCTGTAATCTTGATGTAACCTTAACCAATGCAAGTGGCACAGTGTTTACTTTATTTAAAACCAAAGCAGTAGCATCGAATACAACTACTGAACTTCTGACTCAGCCCTTAGTGGTTGAAGAGAGTGAAGTGTTAAAGGTGCAAGCCAGTGACGCTAATGAGTTACATGTTATTGCTTCAATACTACAAATACAGCCAAGAGAGGTAACGACATAATGCAAGTGATAAAACCAGAGAAAATCATAGAAAAGATTACAAATAAGAAGACCGGTGAAGAGTACAAAAATGACCAGGAATGGAAGGCAAAAGGTGTGCCAGAAGAGGACATAAAAAAGGATATTACGCTTATGATGCCTAGCCTTGATTTATTTAGTAAAACCAAGTAAGTTGAGAGTTTCAGGATACTATTCCTGCCATATTATTAACAAGATTTAAGGAATTATGACAATATCAAGAGGACAAATGCCTAGAGAATTATATCAAACTGGAACAGACCCAGAAGCAGAAAAGCTTGCAAAGATGTTAAATATTTCTGTGCTTGAGGCAAGAAGACTTTTAAACAGTATGGAAGACACAAGTTTTATGCAAAATGAAAAACCTACTATGCGCGGTGGCGGTATTGCAAGTCTTACACAAAGACAACAATATGGTTTAGGAAGCATAGCAAGAGCAATTAAAAAACCATTTAAAAAAGCAGCTTCTGCTGTAAAAGATTTTGCTCAATCAGATATTGGACAAATAGCTTTAGCTGTTGCTGCACCTTATGCATTGGGTCCAGCGTTTGCATCTGCAGGATTAGCCGGTTCAGTAGGTGGATCTGCATTTTTAGGTAATGCACTTAGAGCAGGTATTACAAACTTAGCATTACAAGGTGTAACCACAGGTAAATTTGATTTAGGTAATGCTGCAAGAGCAGGTGTTATTGGCGGTGGTATCACTACAGGTTTACAAAAATCGGGCTTTATGCCTCAAGGAACGGAAACTGATACATCATCTTTAGACTCAGAGTCTTTAGATTCTGCATTACGAGCTGAACAAGCTGGAAATATTTTAGAGAATCCAGTAGTAGACGCTCCTACATTTAATGAGGCAGTTGCACTAGATAACGCATTAAGAAGTGAACAAGTTGTTAATGTACCAACCGAAATTAGTAGACGAACTGTTGATCAGACTGGCAGTGGAAGAAATCTTTTTTCAGAAATGTTTAACACCTCAGCACAAGCAAGCGAAAATGTACCAAAAAGTAAATTTAATTTAGGTTTAGATATTGAGGAAATAGCTGCAGGAACTACAGATGTTTCTGGTTCTTATAATTTACCTAAAGCAAAACCTATTCTTGGTATTAGAGATATAATAAAAGATGAATCATTAAGTTTTCCTCAAAAAATTAGTGAAGGTGCTAAAAATTTAGTGGGATTAGGCGGTGGAGATGAAACCTTAAAACAGTTAGTTGGTGACCCCTCATTATCTAACTTAATGAGTTTTGCTAAAAATAATCCAGAGTTATTAGTTGCATCTACATCCTTAGCCTCTGCATTAACAGTTCCACAACAACCAGAAGAAACAGATTCAGAATATCTTGAAAGACTAGCTTTAGTTAAAGATTTTGAAGACCAATATGGAAAATTAGCTGGTGTATCAAGACCAGATGAAATTGAAGACTATGAAACATTTTTTTCTGAAAGAGCAGGTGTTGCTATGGGTGGTATGCCTATGGGTGAACCTAAAAGAAATGCAGCAGGTATTATGGAATTAGATTTTAGAGATGAAGGTGGTTTAGTACCTCCAATTGGTATAAAGGAAAAGGCAGACGATATTCCAGCTATGTTATCAAATAATGAATTTGTATTTACTGCAGAAGCTGTAAGAAATGCAGGTGAAGGAGATGTTGATAAAGGCGCGAAGAGGTTATATAGTCAAATGAAGACATTAGAAAATGGAGGAACATTCGCATAATGGCTATACAAGAAACGAGAGTATTACCCGCAGAATTTATTGAAGGATTAGGTAAAACATACGCAACCGATTTAGCAACAGCGGTTGGTGATGTTAGAGATGTTGATTTATCAACATTTATGGGAAGAGAATTTGTTGCTCCTGAATCTGCTTTAACTCAACAAGCATTTGATAAAGCTGCAGGTCTTGGATCGTTTCAACCTTTTTTAACAGCAGCACAAGCAGCAACAGGCCCAACAGCTTATCAAGCTTACATGTCTCCATATCAACAAGATGTTATTGACACAACGCTAGCAGAGTTTGACAGACAATCTGCAAGAGGTTTGCCAGCGTTAGCTGCACAAGCTATTAGTTCTGGTAATTTTGGCGGTGGCAGAGAAGGTGTTGAAAGAGCGGAGTATCAATCAGCGAGCGATAGGAATCGAGCAGCTTTACAAGCACAATTATTACAACAAGGATTTGGTCAAGCTCAACAGCTTGCCGCTAATCAATTTTCACAACAACTTAATTTATCACAACAAGCTCCAGCATTAGCTGCATCAGAGATTGCAGGATTAACATCTTTAGGAACACAACAACAAGCACAAGCACAATCTTTATTGGAGGCAGATAAACAGCTAACACAAGCACAAGCTTTTCAACCTTTAACAACTGCACAACAGTTCGGTGCGGGTATTGCAGCCTTAACTCCAGGAGCTTATGGTCAAACAACTATTGCAAATCAACCTGTAGCAGCATCGCCCTCTGCATTACAAACTGCATTAGGAACAGCTGCAACATTAGGGGGAATTTATAAAGCATTTAAACCAACAAACCCTCTTAGTATTAATGTAACATAATGAGTAAAATTTTAAAAAGACCTATGTTTAAAAAAGGTGGCAGCACTGGTGAAGGCATTATGTCTAAAGTTGAACCTAGACAAAACTATGCACAAGGTCAAAGTGTGCAATCAATTTATAAACAATTACAACCTTTATTTAGAAGTGCCATAGATCAAAGAAGAGATGATACGCTTTCTAATTTTTTAATAAGAGGTGGATTAAATTTAATTCAAGGTACTGGTGAAGACAGAGGATTATTAAGAGAAGCTGCGGCTTCATTTAAAGGACCAACAGAACAAGCTATAAAAGAAAGAACAGCAACAGATGCATTAAGAACACAAGCTGATTTAGGAGCGATTGGTGCTGCAGTAAAAATAGCTTCAGCTAAAAAAGATAAAGGGTTTGCAACTCAAACATTTGAAGAACAAGTTAAAAATAAACAAAATTTTTATAGAAATGCTGCCTATACTGGTAAGCAAGCAATTAAATATTCTAGAAACGCACCACAAGAAGTAAGAGCTGAAATGC